TGGGTCAGTTGTTCTGAGTCGTGAAGCAAGATAGTTCCAACTAAACTCTGTAGGTAAGTGAGTAATCTCATCAAATCCTATCCAACTATATGCTTGTCCTTGATATCTGTATACGTCTGCATCTCTCTCAAGGAAACCAAACTCAACCTTTGCACCGCTTGGAAAGTTCCAAAGCTTTTCAACTTCTCTGAACTTAGCACCGGGAAAAGCTTGTGGATATAACTCACGAGACTTGTCAATCATCTCACGAAGTTCTGGCATAGACCGTCTAAGTATTAAAGCACGATGAGCTTTCTTGTGGCAATATCTGAGTGGGTCTACGATCATGGCAAAAGATTTACCACCACCGGCAGCTCCACCATACAACACATCTTTTTCACCGGCAGCAAGAAAGTCTGTCTGTGGACCTTCGTTAGCGTGGAACAAGACTGTATGGTTGTCTAAATTTTCTTGTACAGCTTTTGGAAGATTGTCAAGTTCATCTTCAGTGACAGGACCTTCTACAGTCTTGTCAAGTTTTTGAATTGTTTCTTTTTGTTTTTTAAATGATTGTCTAGCGTTATTAAGCTTGGCTTCAAGCTTTTTAATGTTACGCTGTTTACGACTAACCGTAGCACGTGCAGCCTTGATAGCTTTTTCGGTGCTGGTTTTAGGTCTACCTGCTTTCTTTTTAGGAGTTCCGTCTTTCTTTAAGACAAAGTTACCATCATCATCTTGCAAGTAGAGATGAGGATTCCTCTCCCAGTCTTTCGTTTCGTTTTCCATATTTTTTATCTACGTGTTTCTTGAGACCGGGAGTAGAAATTCTTCTGTCGGTTTTATATTCTAACCAATCACATGCAGCCTGAAGTGATACCTCTTCGTTGACTATCATGTTCTCAGCAATTTGTAACGCTTCTAGTTCCTCTTCAATAGGTTTAAGAAATCCAGTAACCTCATCGAACTCATACCCGAATGGTATGGTAGAGGTGTTTCTTTTAATGTAACCTTCGGGAACTAAACGCATCTTAGATAATCCACATAACTATAAAAGCTGATATAAATCCTATACCACACATAACACCCCAGACTTGCATGTCTGTTAGGTCATTGGTTTCAATCATACTATTTACTTTTTTTTCTAGTAGTTCTTTTAACATTTGTTTTCCTCTTGGTTGTTTGTTTTTTTGGAGTTAGAAAATCTTTTATTGCTTCTAACCATTTCTTAATCATTGTCATTGTTATTCTCCTCGGTTTTCTTTTTACCGAATATTCTATCCCAATTATCTCTATAGTCTTGTGTATAGAATCCGGGTCTGGGATTAGCACCCTTACTTCCATGTGTATTTTTGTAGATCGGTGATCTAAATGTTATTGGCTTTTCATCACTGCCTATTTGTTTACCCATCTTACCACTTTACCTTGTTAGCCCAGTATGCTGCAGACAACACACCTTTTGCAATGTTCTTAGCGTGACGAGCTTTAAATGATTTACGTTTCTTTTTCATCTTATCTGATTCACCTGCTTTAGGTTTACCTGCAGTCTTAGCACCCTGCTGTCCAAATCTAATAGTTTTAATTGTACTACCTGATTTAGCTACAACAATATGTGACTTAGTAGGATGATTAGGAGTACGCTTGGGTTTGTTGTAACCACTGACTCCTGCTCTTTTTAATCTACCGTCTGCTTTACCACCTTTTTTACTTCTGTATCTTTTTGTTTTATCAGCAATCTTATCTGGTTGTTTAGAATGTTGTTTACCGGCAGCTTTGTCTTTTCTTTTCTTTGCAGTTGTAGCTGCATACTCTGAATCACTTAAAGCTTCTCTAGCTTTTCTAGGCAAGTATCTCTCACCAGTATCACTAGACTTCTTACCAGACTTAGTTCCCCAGTCTTGTTTGCTCCAGTCTTTTAACGATTGTTGTGATTTTTTTAACATTACTTGTAACCACCGCCTTTAGCTTTATATTGTTTTGCTAAAGCTTGGGCTTTACGAGCAGACCATTGACCGGCTGCAGTACCATGAGAAGCTTGTGACTTTATTCTTTGGAATAATTTTTTACGCATTCCCGGCTGTGTATAGTTTCCAGCTTGATTAACCTTTGACTTAGCCGTGCCACCTTTTCTAAATTGTAATCTTTCTAATAACATCAGTGTACTATCCTATCATCTTCTTTGGGTAGAGTATTTAAATGTTTTTCTGAATCTTTATCAACATAGATACTATCTAACTCACCCACAACTATTAAGTTATTCTGAGCTGCTGCAAGTTCTGCAACTTCAAAAGACGAAGCAACAATGTTCGGACCGGCAAAAGTCGTACCATAAGCTTCTATCTCTGTTAAAAATATCTTCATCGTATCATTAAACCTATATACCAACCCAGCATAAATAACAACGCAGCCATCAATGGATACGCTTTACAAAATAATATTAGATCATTCAGGAATTGTCTCATAATCACCTTCGGTAATATCAATTGCCTTCTTCTCTGGGAGAATAAAGATACCACCACCGGTGTTATGATTAACATCTATCCTGTCAGTTTTACTAACTCCTACACGATCTAATATAGTTTGTGCAGCTTGTAACTTATAATTAGCTTGAGGTATAGGTCTATCTGACTTCAAAACCTCTATAATCTTGAACGCTGCTGTAGGAGCTTCCCTTGCAAGTACGTTTTGGGCTAAATCTACTACTTCCTCTTTTAAACTTTTTAGTACTTGATAGTGATTGCCGGAGTAACCTGCAAGTTCGGCTGACTTTTTAAAGTCTCCTCCTGTATCCACGAGGTGACCCAAGAACGCTTCCTGCTTTTCAGTAAGGTTCCTGTCTTTGTTTTCAGCTAAATAATTAGTGGTCATGTACTTATTATAGTAGTATTTGTAAAGTTTGTCAAGCTTTTGTAAAGTTTTTTACTTTATTTCGTAAATGACTTGACAAACCCGTAAAAAATGTGTACAATAGAATTGTAAGATTCCCCCGGGTTATATATATAACATAACCCATCCTAGTCGTTCCAGACTTATTCAAAATAATATATCAAACATGCCGAAACCTTTGTAAAGTTAGGGGGCTGGTTAATATCTAAAATAGCTAGAAATGTATATGTTTTATATATATAGGGGGTGGGTGGCGGGTGGCTCCTGCCTACCCCATAACCAAGATTGATAATACTTTATAAAGGCTCGTTATGTCAGAAACTTAACACACTTTATAAAGTATTATAAGTGCCATGTATAATTCATCAAACTTATAAAGCTTTATAAAGTTTTACAGGGCGACTTTACAAGCTTTACAAGTTTTAAAAGTTTCACAAGCTAGTTAATGAATCTGATAACGCTTTATAAAGTCCTTATAAATTATTAAATACTTCGTAAACTTCACAAGCTTTGTACACTTCACCACTTCACAAAGTTGTCACAAAACTTGACATTTGAAAAAACTTTTTTTTTGAAATTACGTCTCGTGCCTTTTTACCCTCTTAAAATGTCCTCTGAAACATGCATTCTTAAGGCATTCTTGCAAAGTGTTATTTATTAGTATTAGAATACTTACATGTTAAACAATACAGGAGAAAATAACATGACTAATAAAACTAACGATATCAATATTTTTGCAATTGAAGAAATTGTAGAAATATCAGAATTATTTAAAAAAGAAGATAAAACAGTTTCAGCAATACTTTTGCAAGATACTGATTTAAAAATGCAAAAAAATAATTTAGATGTTCATGGTTCAGATTTAAATGGATTTCATT